TTGATTTACAAGAGAATATGCAAAAACTAATAAAGAGTTAGCAAGATTTGGTTCTTTGAGAGAGGCTGCTAGAGAAACTGGATATTCATTAACTACAATAGCCAGACAAGCTAAGTATCAAAGACCTGTAAGAAAACCTTGGTATTTCAGATACCAAGACGAGTAATTTAAAAATGTGTGTATAAATATAAATGTGTAGAGACTATCGAACGGTGATAAACCTAGTAGAGTAGCGAAAGCGAAAGAGCAGACACCATTGAGAAAATGGTTGAAAATATAGTCCAAAAACTAAAAAATGTTGGAATCAACAACTTATAAATTTGCTAAGTGCCTAAAAGATAGATTTGGAGTAATTGAAAATGTTACAGATAGGAACTATATAACTAATAGTTACCACGTCCATGTAGCAGAAGAAATTAACGCTTTTGAGAAGTTGAAAAAAGAATCTGAATTCCAAAGATTATCGCCAGGAGGCGCAATATCATACACAGAAACGCCTAATATGACACAAAATATAGACGCAGTAATGACTCTTTTAGACTTTATGTATGAGAATATTATGTACTCTGAAATAAATACAAAGAGCGATTATTGTCAAGTTTGTGGCTATGACGGTGAGATAAAGATAGTTGAAGATGGAGATAAATTACTCTGGGAATGTCCTAATTGCGGGAATAGAGACCAGAACAAAATGTCCGTTGCCAGAAGAACATGTGGGTAAAAATTAGTAAATGCCCCCTTTAGTAGTAATACTAAAGTGATAAGTGTGTGAACAGATTATCAAATCTGGTGTTTGTTAAAAAAAACAAGCTAACGGTGAAAATTTTTATACTTAGATGATAACCTTTGGACTTTTTTGTGTAAGAATGGTATTCAAATTTTCAAATAAAGTAAGGAGGTTACCAAATATGTTGATTTATAAAGCCACAAATTTAATTAATGGTAAGGTTTATGTAGGGCAAACAACAAAAAGCCTTGAAGAAAGAAAAGCTTACCATAAAAGAGATGCAAAAAGAATAGATACTTATTTTTATAGAGCAATAAATAAGTATGGTTGGGAAAATTTTAAATGGGAAATTTTAGAAGATAACATTTCCACAAAAGAAGACCTTGATGATAGAGAAAAATATTATATTTCTTTATATGATAGTTTTGACAATAAAGAAAAAGGATATAACACTCAGTCTGGAGGTTGTCACTTTGAAGTTACTGAAGAAGAAAAAAGGTCTAGAAGTGAAAGGGTTAAAGGAGAAAAAAATCCTATGTATGGGAAACCGGGAACGTGGTTAGGAAAACGCTTTACCGAAGAGCATAAGAAAAATTTAAGTAAATCTCTTTCTGGGAAAAAACATCCTACGACAGCTGGAGGGAATAATCCTTCTGCTAGAAAAGTTATAAATTTAAGTACAATGGAAATCTTTAGTTGTATAAAAGAAGCTTGTGAAACATATAATATAACTGCAAATTCCTTACGAAATAACCTCAAAGGAATATCGGTATCATGTGCAGGATGTAAATGGGCATACTACGATGAAAATAAAGAGTATGAGCAAAATAAAGACCTTCTACCCATACATCAAAAAAAACAAATATATGTATTAGAATTAGACCAAATTTTTAAAACTGCAACTGCTGCAGCTAAAGCAATTAATTGTAGTTCTTCTTTAGTCAGTAAAGTGTGTAAAAAAGCATCTTTTAATGAATACGGGTTAGCCGTAGGGTATCACGTAAGATATGTATAAAAACAATACCGTGCCAAGCTTATCTTAATAGATAAGACGGTGTAGAGGCCATAGGGAGGCATGCCTTTAGAGTGGAATGAAATATTCCTCTCGAAGCGCACACTACCCCACTCATTATAAAAATGAAGGGTAAAGAGATGGTCCACGAATGATATAAAATCATTTGGGATATAGGAACCCAATTCTGGAACCAAGGACGCACTGCAGAAATTAGAGACCGAGTTTTACATTTATAAAATTATTTTAAGGGAGGCCGCATGCAAAAATTTAAATATGCTGCCTTGAAGTTAAATGATGTAGCTAATAATAATGGAATAGCCGTTTCATTTTACACTCAAGGCTGTCCGCACAGATGTTTTGGATGCCATAATCCAGAAACTTGGGAGTTTAATGGCGGTATAGATTTTACTGATGAAACAATGCAACAAATTCTAGATGGATTAATGGCTTTGTGCTCTCCAAATATTCCATTAGTAAAATTAATAATCCAAGAGGTAAAAAAAAAATACAATAATGAAATTGACATTTATATTTGGAGTGGTTATACTATTGAACAATTAATAACTAATAGTAAGACTAACTCTGATTTAACATATATCTTAAAAAATACAAAAACCTTAATAGATGGTAAGTTTGATATTAATTTGAAAAATTTATCATTAAAAATGAGAGGTTCATCAAATCAAAGAATTATTGAAATGAAAGACATAAAAATTTGAAAAATATTTTTTTTTATGGTATAATATAAGTAAGATAAGAAAGGAGGAAAATATTTTTGGATAATATTTTAAGAGTTGAGAATTTTGGTGTTCTTACTGCCTTAAAGAATTGCCAAGAGAATGAAATAGCTTATTGTAAATTAGAAGATAAATACTTTATTTATCATGATAATAGATGGCTAATTTATGATAGTAAAAGCATTAAAGTCGATAATAAAGGACTTTCATTGAATTTATTAGACTTAAATGTCCAAGCAATTTCTCAATTGCCAGATATGAATACTGGACAAAAGAAAGAATTGTATTATGCAATTTCTGACTGGCAAAAAAAGAATAGACAAAATTTTTATCTTTTATATGGAAAGACTATTAGTTATTTTACTTTATTTAAGAAAGACCAAAAGGAAGATGATAGTAATTTAGCAAGTACAATATTAAGTTGTTTAGAAGATTTTAAAGCAGTAAAAACTTATGAAGTAAATGATGACTCAATAGACATATGGATTAAAGATAATAACGATGAAATAGTTTTTCTAAAGCTATTTGGATATGATAGGGGGTTAGTAACTTATAATGAATAAGATTTATTGTTATGTGGACCCGATGGCTTTATCCCAAAAGGTAAAGACACCTGACTTAAAGGAAGTGCCGATAGATAATCAGCAATTAGCTGATACATTAGTTGGTCTATGTACCGTATATAGCTGTAATACCATACATTTACTAGGTAATGAAGCGTATATCAAAGGTCTTATGATTGAGATTGGAGATAAGGAAATAGAAAAATACAGCACAAAAAATATTAAAATTGAGGTAAATTAATTATGAAGAGATATGTATTAGCAGATACAACAACTTATAGAGTACCAGATGTAGCAGCAGTAGAAGAGCTCCATGAAGAGCTTTTAGCTAGCAAAGATTTTCAGTTAGTTGGTTTTAGCTATAAGACTAAAGCGATTAAAGAAAAAGGCGAAATAGTTGAGGAATATCAAGTAGTAACCGCTAAGAAGGTTTTTAATGATAATGAAAAAGAGCCTGAGACAATGGTTGAAATTGAATACAAATTAGATGGTTATGGTTCCCCAGCAGTCACAGAAGAAGAGGAACTTGATTAATGAATAAATTTGAAATAGCTAAAGGATATGAGAGTGCGGCGCCCGCTCTTCCGGTCCGCAAGACGCGAGACTCTGCCGGGTATGACCTGGCTGCCGCAGAAGATATTATAATTCCCCCTTATAATTATTTAATGAATGAAATCGTTTCATATAGAGGTATCAGCCAGATTAATGACCCTGTTACCCTGGATGAAATGAAAGAAATAACCAAGACCGCAAACGCAAAACCAACATTAGTTCCTACTGGACTTAAATGTCAATTAGATGAGAACCATTACTTAAAATTAGTGGTTCGTAGCTCTTGTCCATTAAATTACTGGCTACTTTTGGCGAATTCGACTGGTATAGTTGACCGTGACTACTGGTCTAATCCTTCTAATGACGGGGCCATCTACCTCCAGATGATTAACCTATCACCATTACCAATAATAATTAGAAAAGGCGAAATGATAGGCCAGGCAATCATTTGTAGATATGATGTAACAGATGATGATGTAGCGTCTGGAGAAAGAATTGGAGGCTTTGGTTCTACTGACCAAAAATAATAATTATGAAATTATTAGCATTAGACCAAGCTTCTAGAACTACTGGTTTTGCAATTTTTGACAATGATAAATTAATTAAATATGGAAAATTTACTGCGCCGGCCGCAGAAATGAATGAGAGACTTCATTTTATTAGATTAAAAGTTGATGAATTAATTAGTGAATATGATATTGAACAAGTTATTTTTGAAGATATACAATTACAAGAAAGCGTTGATGGTGAAAAGAAACCAAACTATGTAACAACTTTTAAGCTTTTATCAGAAGTTATCGGTGTAGTTTCAGAATTAGCTACAGCTAAAAAAGTTCCTCAAATAATTGTCTTGCCTTCCTCTTGGAAATCTACTTTGAAGATAAAAGGTAAACAAAGAAGTGAACAAAAAAGAAATGCTAAAGCTTTTGCTGAAAACCTTTATGATATAACTTGCACTGAGGATGAAGCTGATGCTATTTGCATTGGTACACATTATTTAGTTCAATCTAAAATAATAAAAAGACCAAAAGACCCAACCAATTTAGGGGAAGTTGGATATGACTGGTCATAATATTTAAAAAAGACCTCCTTATTTTTCAAAATATATAGGAACTGTAATATATTTTGATAAAGGAGGTTTTTCTTATGGAAGAATTCATTATCAAGTATTGGCTTCAGTTTCTTCTCGGCTTACTTACTATGGGAATAACCTTTTGGGTCAAACACTATTCTAGTTGGGTTCTGAAGAAACGAGCTGAAGACAAAGAAAAATTTGTTCAAGAAATAATTGACAAAATGAAAATCGAGATGGAAGAAGAAAATGCTCGTTTTAGAAAAGAGTCTGAAGAAGCTGATTTTAGTATTGAAGAAGAAATTTCAACAATGAATAAAACAGTTGAGTCTTTAAAACAAGGAGTGTTGAGTATTCAGGGGAAACAGTTTAAAGATAATTGTAGAAGGTTATTGGAACAGGGGCATGAAATTACATTAGATGAATATAGGATGTGTTGTGAAGAACATGATATTTATAATAAATTAAGTGGAAATCATGATGGAGATACTTTATTTAATTTAGTTTCAAAAAAAGCCGAAAAATTATTGGGTGGTAATTAAATTACCACCCATTTTTTTATTTTATTTCTTTTCTTCAGCCTGAGCCTGTTTTGCGGCTTTAACTTGAGCCTCAATTTGATTTGTTATATATGCGTTTAAGTCTCCAAGAGCCTTATTAAGATAAGTCTTAGCTTCATCATTAAGAATTGATAAAACTGCATTTAAAGTTTTATTAAAAGCTTCTTTTTGAGCTTCTGGTGTAAACGCATTTTTCTCTTTTAAGGCATCAACATAAGTTTGATTAGTTGCTTGAACACATTTAGTTATTGTGTCTGCTAGCAAGTTTAAATACTTCTTTTGCAGTTCTGAATCAGTTGATGCTATCAATTCATTCTTTTTAACTTGAATAAATTGAACTAAATATGCTGTTAAAATTCCCAGAAGAGGAATTACACACACTTGAAAGATTTGATTTAACATTTTTACAGTATCCATTATTCTAGACCCTCCTTTTTTAATATAGCTGTTAATTCTTGACTACTGCCTTCTAGACATATCAAACTTAATGAAAAAAAAGTAAAATTTTCAAATACTAGAGTTTTTGACTCTCCTATTAATTCAATTTTAGGCTTCCCCTCATTTTTATTAAATACAGAATTAATTTCATTTAAATCTGCATTTTTATGGAAAATAATTGATAATAGGACATCTTCTTTATTTTCATAAGACTTTGACAGTCTTAGAATGTCAAAATTTTTTTCTCCATTAACTAAAATTTTCATATTTTTTATTCTCCTTTCGACATTTGTTTTAAGAGTTTATATTCTTCTTCTCCAATAATAGGTATCGCCCATTCTTTTGGACAAAAAACTTTCATTCTGATTGGAATATTTTTAGCTATAAAATAAGAATTAAAGTAATAAGTATTAGCTAAACTTCTAGCTTTATGAGTATCACAAATATAAGTCACTCTTTTATTCACTGTGCCTGTTTTTTGATAATTGTATGCACTACACCAACCACAGCCTTGAGCGATTGGACAATTAAAACATTCATCTGTAGATTGACTTCTTCTTGTTATACAAGCCATACATCTAGCTGTCTCTTTTTCACAAGGGAGAATGTGTATTCCTCTATCTACATGACCTATTGTAATAGGCTTAATATTTCCTAAAGAAGAAGGCATATATCTTAAGCAAGGATAGAGAGTCCCATCTGGGCCCACTCCAAGCATTGAGTTAGTACCACCACACCAATTATTATTTTCTTTTGGGTCTATCGGGTATCCAACAGACTCTCCAAACATAGAAAAATCTAATACTTCCATTAAATCATATTTTACAATATAATCCGCAATTTTTTTACATTCTTTGTATAAAATCTGAGCATGAGATAGTTCCCAACCCTCTTCATAAACACAATTTGCATTAATGTCATCATATCCTAAATTTACCATATTTTTAAAGGCTTTAAAAAAACTAGACACATTAGCTGGAGCTAAAGTAATTTTACTTCCCATTTTCCCACCTCTCTTCATCCAGTCTAAACATGCGGCCTCGGCTATTTGATAAGAAGGGTCTCCATTGTAAAATCTTCTACAACTATCATGTAACTCTTCATCTCCATCTAAAGTTATTGATAAACTAAGATTATCTTTATATTTATTTAAAAAATGCTGAACCTCTGGAGTGAAATATAAAGTTCCATTACTACTAATAGAGAGGCAAGACTTGGTTGCCCAAGGGTGCATTTTCGTAATAGCTTGTTCATAGAAATAGTCGCAAATTTGTTCAATTAATTTAACTTCAAGAAAAGGTTCTCCACCAATAAAATCTAAAATTAAGGCTGGAGAATTCTCTACTGTGATATAATCATTTAATCGTTCGTCTTGATTTAGTAACATATCTATTATTTTTTTTGCAACCTCAAAAGTCATTACTTTTTTACTTTTACAAATTTGATAGCAATAAGAACAAGCTAAATTGCAAGACTCTGTAACTTGAAAAGTTATAGTTTTAGAAAGTTTTCCCTTTTTCTCCTCTCCTATCTGGAAAACTTCTGGATATAATCGAGCCACCATCGTAGAATAATCTTCAGTTTTTGCAAACATTTTTAATCCTCTTTTACAATAATCCTTACTTCTGGTATTAGATAGTTGTCAATAGACCAATCAAAACTAACTTCATCTTTTTTTTCAATCTCTTGTACTTTTTTAATTAAATCTGTTGAAAGATTATCTTTTGCTACATCTAATTCCATTTTTGTTTCTACTAATTCTTGTTGATATTTTTTCCAAATCTCACTATCAAATAAAGAAGTATCCACATCATTTTTATGCATTTCAAAAATCTTATTAATTATCATAAGATGAGTATCTATTTCGTAATCAAGTTTCTGTAAATAATTATTTACTTCTTGATTAATTGATATTTTGTAAGTTTTCATTTTTTATATTCTCCTTTTTTAAGTTTTATGATGACCTGTTGCTGATTTTTTACAACTTCCCTTACAACCTCCAGAGCAAGTATGAGCGCATCCACTATAACATCCTCCGCCACAACTATTTCCACAATTACCACATCCACCGGTACAGCTTCCTGTGCAACCTTGGCATCCTTTGCATCCGCCCTTACATTCTCCAGTACAGGTGTTTTTGCAACTATTTTCACATCCTTTATCGCAACTACCAGAGCAAGTCTTATCACAGCCAGTACACCCTTTTTTACATCCGCCGCTACAATCACTACTACAAGCTGCTCCACATCCTTTACAGGCATCAATACAATCTCCAGTACAACTTTTATCACATTTACCTTTACAAGTCTTTTCGCATGTTCCAGTACAAGTTTGATAACAACCTTCTAAACATCCACCATAGCAATTACCTACACATGAAGTAGTGCAATGATTTGCGCATCCAGTTCCACAATCACCTTTACAAGTTCCTCTGCATCCAACATTACATTGTCCAGTACAATCATTTTCACATCCACTTCCACAATTTCCCGAACACCCACCAGAACATTCTCCTGAGCATCCTGAGCAACTTCCAGAACATCCGTTAGTACAATCATTAGCACAACTTCTAGTACAACTTCCAGTACAATCTGATGAACAACCACCACAAGAACTAGACATTGAAGTGCCCGAGCATTGAGATACACATAGCCCAGAACAAGCTCCCATACAATCATTAGTTTGGGCAGTAATACTTCTATTTTCTAAAACATTTAACCAACTATTTATTTTGTCATAGTCAAAGTCACTTTGAATGGCTATTCCTTCTTGAGCAGTTGATAAATTGCCATGACTAGTTAATAGTGTGAAAGGAGTGTTTATTAAATTTCCTTGAGAAGCAAGCATTGAACTAAATTGCACTGGAATTGTACCTTGTCCAGCGTAATTCGCAAGACTTCCATTATAACATCTTCTTCTCCACTCTCTATCAGCTCTTTCTTTTATTTCTCTAAATTGAGCTGCTGTCATTCCCATATATCTACCTCCTTTCTTCTTTTATTATACCATATTTTATCATAAAAGTCAAGGCTTTTTAAAGCCTTGACTATTTAACTTTTATCCAAATTCTACCATTAACTTTAGAATTTCCGCTTCCCCAAACTTCATAATCTGGCACTTCAGAAACTGTACCAACTATTCTATCCGGGAACATTGCAACTTCTTGACGCGTCATTATATCCACAGTTCCACCTGGGGCCGCGCAGACACAATCGCCAACTTTATATTTACTTCTCTCTTGGAAAGTATAAACTAAAACTCTACCAGCAACAGCTAATGGAGTTTTTGCTTGTTCGGTTTCACCTTGAATAAAACCCCAAGTATCTGAAATAACTCCAGCAAAAGGTTGTAATCTTTTAGTTGTCTTTTGGCATACACCAAAGTCATTTTCTAATACAACACGACCGGGCTCTTTCTCGTCAGAAGCTCGGTATTCAGCATAGTCGTTCCAAACTGCATTATAAACTTTACTTGCTCTCACTTCACCTTTAAAAAATCCATGGCCTTCTTTAGTAACAAAGAATAAACCTCTTTCTGGCTGTCTAAATTCTCTTACTTTATCATCAAAAAGAGCAAATACATAATTTCGTTCTCCGCTATTTGCAATAAATGCACAATCACTAGAAATAAAAGATATTCCTTTTTTTTGTGTATTATAATTAGTGCAAGAAACAATAGGGTTGATAGCTCTTGGTAATTGATATTCATTGGGACCTGCACCTTTTAATATGAGTGAGTCTAATGAAATATAATTGCTTCCTTGTTCTAAAGAACTTGCACCACTACCCCCTAGAATAGATTTATCTATCTTCTTTATAGAGGTCCCACCATTAGTCCAGACTGCAATCGCATCTACTTTAGAAATGTCATTAACCATTTGTGGAGAAATTGATACCCCATTAATCTTTCCATTAAACCCATCCTCGGCCATAATTTGTCCTTTCACTAGTAACCAAGTAGGTATATCATCACCAATATCTGAAAATCCACCAATGTAAATACCCTTATCTTCTACTGTTGGAGGCAATCCTGCATCGTCAGATGTCTGACAACATATTTTAACAGCTCCCGGTTTGTTCTCTTTAAAAAATTGGAGGCCTTCATCAACAGGTGAATGTTGTTCATTTATAAGTTTTATCCCATTAGTCCAAACATTTCTCCATATTTTCTTTTTATCTCCTAGACTAATGTTTTTATTGGTAAAAGGAAGGAAATGACGATTGGTAACTAAGGCTGCAGAATTTGAAACGAAATTTTCATAGCAAAGAATCGCCCCAATATCTTCATTAGCATTATTTACAAATCTGAGAGCTATTGGGTCTGTTCCAGAGGCTAATTTTCTAATCGCAAAATCATTATCTTTTAAACCTAAACCATATTTATCATAAAAAACTATCGAATTAGCAAAATTATTACCAATACCACTTTGAGGATACTCTTTACCAAGGATTCCAAAACTCTTCTCTCCGAAAAAGAGATTAGTTCCACCCCGAATAATAGTTGCTCCCAATGAAGAAATAGTATTACTTCCCATAAAAAAATCAAAGTAAGAATTCATTCTCATAGCAGAATTACCTCTGACCACAATTCTATTTGCACAAAAAGCTCCATCTTTAGCAAAATCTTCATCTGTGAAACTTTCACCACTTGATTTTTTTTCTGGTAAAAAGAAAAAGTTAATATTACTATTTTCAAAACTATTTTTAACATTAGAGAAAAAAAGTGCGCTATAATTATCAAAATCTTCAACTGCACCAATAGATATAATATCTTTATTATTCTTCCCTATAAAACCATAATTACTGCCCTTATTAGTTTCAGATATCCAAGCTTGAGCATAAAAACTCTTTCCATCTGCAATATAAGCATCATCTTCAAAAAAAGCATTTTTATTAACCTTAATTCCATTCCCATTTATTTCTAAAATATTCTTAACTTTATTAGATTTACAAACATTCTTAAAACTTTCATCAGTTATCATTTCATCATAAATCTGAAATAAATGTCCGCCAGCTATATGTCTTATTCTATCTGGCCCCACATCTTTAGGCACAGTAACTTGATTAGTCCCCGGGTCTTTCCCTTTGTATAAAACCAACTCACTACATCCAGGAGCCGCCCACAAGTTCTCTCCAATGAAAGTAGTTGTAAATTTATTAGCATTGTCACCACTTAAACCATAAAAAGCTATATGATTGGTCTCTGGAGTACCATTACCTATATGCAAAGGTCCAGTGGTTCTAGTCTTACCATTTATGTATAAATTGTAATCTCCTATATTAACTAAATTATTTTCATTTATACCAACTTGGTCAGCTGAAGCATAATGACCAGAAGAGTCAATCATAGTGTCTCCACTGTAAAATGCGAGTCTGTTTGCGGCGCCAGCCTTAATATCAGCTTGTAATAGCCTAGCACAAGCTTTTACTACGCTATTTACTATATAAACAGGTCTATCTTCAGTACCAACAGTACCTGTATTATTTCCTGTGGTTGGTATCTTTTTACCATCTAACTGGACATTGTCTTTTGATATATATAACCCATTTTCTCCTTTTTTAAGGTCAGAATTAGTCGCATATGGAAGTAATACAATACTACCAGTCCCATCTCCTCCATTCGGAATTTGTCCAATAGAAGGTTGAAATGTAGCAGGTTCACGCCCATTTAAAATCCAAGAGACGAAAGAAGTGTAATCATTCGTTGTCTGTAACTGTTCTACTTTTGCATCTGTTGGTAAAATTACTTTACCATTTAAGTAAGAAGAACCTGTTACTGAAAAATTATTTTCACCTTCAATTCCACCTATACCAAACTTTTCTTTAACTTGTCCAGTGCCATCAGATTTAAAGAAGAAATTACCATTTTCTGCTCTAATTTGGTCAGTGACTTCTACTACTGGTGATTTAAGCATTTTTGGGATTAATGTATGTCCATCTTTATCCAAAAGAGTTAAAGTGTTTAAAACCTCGGCAAATGAATCCCAATTTGCACCTTTATATTGTTTAACTGTGATTGCGGCCGCCCCGTCTGGGGAATTTGAAGCCAGCTCTACCATGCATTGAGGCGCGGTCGCCGCAAGTCCTCCGCCGATTCTCCAGCCATTATTATTATCTAAAATGCCATACATTCCTTTTAAACTAGTTCCATTAAAATTAGCACTAGACATTCCTCTGCCCAAAATAATATTACTTAAAAAAGTTTTTGAGCCAATTATATCTTGTGCATCACTAGTCAATAAACCAGCACTAAACATTGACGCAGCTGGAATCATAAAAGTAGTCTTTTCATTTCCGCTACCACTTTTACCCACATAGGTTAAAGAATTAGTATTTGCAGCTTTTAATTCAATTGTTGAAATAAAAGTATCATTAATGTTAGCTCCGCTTAAAACGATATTTCTAACCTTTAAAGTCTGAGTATTTGGATTAAATGCTAACTTATTATTGTCCACTGTTGGTACACCAACTTTGTTAGGTTGTGATGAAAACCAAAGTGGCAAGTCACCATTTTCATTATTACTTTGTTTAATATTAGAGTAATCAAATTCACCACTTGGAACTTGTATTCCATTAAAAAATTGTTTAAAACCGCCTATCTGTTGAGCACCATTTGTAATAATACCAGCTTTATCTCTACTTGCTTTTGGTAAATCAATCTCACTTAATTTAGTTCCATCATTAGCGTAAAGTGCAAATTTGAAGTCTTCTCCAGTGGTCTGAGTCCTTTGCAGAGATGCACCATAAGTAGACCTAATTGGGGTAGTGTCTCCATCAGCTTTTCTTACCCTTTCAGCTATATCTGCTTTGTCTGCGTAGCCAGCACTAATTTTTTCCCAACTGCTCCAATCTCTAAAAGTACCTCTCCAATATCTGCGATAGAAATAATTATTATCTCCATCTGGCATCTGCACTTGGAATTCAGTCCCCAAATTTTCAAAATTTAAGAACACACTATGGTTACTAACTGCCCCATTTGTTGGGTTAGCCTTAACTACATAAATAGTATCAGTTTTCTTTAAAGGTAACCTATTTGCATTAAAACTATTAACTGCCATATAACGCATAAAATTATATTGGTCAAGCCCACCTAATTTTTCTGAATTTTGAGCTAGCTGCGCAGTCGTAATAGTACCAGTAATTAGCCCTTCAAATTTACTTACACCATTAACATAAAGTACATTATCACCTATTTTTCTTTTATCTATCGAATTAAGACCTAATTGATTAGTAGATAAATAATGTCCGCTAGACTCTATTCTACTATATGTTTTATAATATGGCAACCTATCAGCTATACCTTCTTGAATAGAAGCTCTTAATTCATGCTGTAATGGAGTGATAATTCCATTTCTTAGATACACTGGTTGATTTAGATTTCCAACATTTCCAGTTTCATTGGCTATTGGAACTTTTTTTCCATCTATCATCAATGACTCTTGAGAAATAATAAAACCTTTTTTTCTCTCAGCTAAATTATTACTTGTTCCATAAGGTAGCAAAACTATTGAGTTTAAATTACCATCTGTTTCAGCGATAAAACCTATTCCTGACTGATTGGCAACTTGTCCAGAGTTATTAGTTATCCAACTTATTAAATTAGTATAACTATTATTATATGCTAAAATTTGCTTTAGAATGTTATTGACTTCTAAATTACCATCTAGTCTAGAATTTCCTCTGACCTGTAAAGAATAGTTCGCGGCCGCTGGTGTGCCAATACCCAGCTTGTCGCTGATATAACCGGCGCCATCTTTCTTTATATAGAAATTGCCATTTTCCAATCTAAATTCATCATTAGATTGTACTGCTTTGGCTTGTAACTCTTGAGGAACAATAGTATTACCAGAAGCATCAAGTAAAGTTAAAGTTCTTTTAACTACTTTAAATTCACCATCTTCATACTGTTTTACATAAATTGGGTCATTTCCATCTTTGGCTGTGGCTAATTCTAAGTAAGTTTTGCCTTCTTGCTCTTGACCAACGGTAATTTTAATTTTGTCATCACCATTTTCCCAAATAACTCCTTTACCAAGAGTAGTGAATTTCAAATCACTGAGGAATGTCTTTTCTCCTGTCCATGTTTGCGGCGACCCGGTTACAAGCCCGGCATGACGGGGGTCCGCACTTGGGATTGCGATTGTATCATTAGCATTATTACCACTTCCTGTTTCGCCAACTAAACTAAAATGATTTTCGTCAGCATCTTTTACTTTCAATCTAGAGATATATTTTTCTCTGATTGATAAAGTATCTCCTTTGGCTCTTTCTGCTTCAATTGCGTTATCAGATTTAGAACCAATTTTAACTCTTTTTGAGTTTGATACATCGATATACATATTGCCTGTATCATCAGTAATATACGCCCAACCTTCTTTCTTCTCTTCTGGAAGGTTAGCTTCATTACCTTTTAATATCTTAAATAAAGCCATCTTTTCTTAACCTCACTCTCTAAGCTTTTGGTTAGCTTTAAAATTTTTCTTTTCCTATACTATATAAATTTTACACCTTTCTTTTTGAACAAAGTTGTCCA